TGTTTAAATGCCATGAATCCTCCCGGCCGGGATAATGTACTGAATAAGATAAGGAGTGAGCGGAAGTCCCGAAACACAAGGGAAAAAGACAACCACCCGCAAAAAAGAAATACACTCCTCACAGTTGCGCAGGGTGATTACTGTAAGGTATTATTCGCAGCGTTAATTAATTGTTCATATTGCTTTTCTTCTTGCCAACCGCTCTTCCCGGGGCGGCTTTTTTTTGCATGTAAAAAGGCCCCTGCTATGAGGGGCCCTGATATATGCCTAATCTCTGTATACTGCATGGTGCCGGGTGCCTCCCGGTGAGTTCGGCCTGGTGCCACCAAACCCGCGTATTCTCGCTTACGATCATCAAAGAGATCATACCATTCACCAGTCGCCCCTCCGCACAGGGGGATTCACCATGCAGTTTTTTTCTAACAAATTCTCATCCGGGCAGACAACATTCAACAGACTTAATTGTGAGGTATGTAACATTCCTGTTGAACGGATACAAAAAAAGCCAGCCACTGGGGGAGGCTGGCAAACTCGTAGAGCAAAATGCTGTTACGCAAACTTCGTTACAGGGTCATCCTGCAATACTTAAAATATACAATATTTAGAAAACTAATAGTGCCATATGCGATTTTTAAGATTTTGTTATTAATTGCGGTCGCACCTTCCTTTCTGTGTACTTTCCGTATAACTTACAGGATTCTGGATACAAAAAACCCGCGCATCGGCGGGTTAAGCAGCGTGGCAATGTAACCACTTTTGTCATGATATGATGATTTTTACGATTGTAAACTGTTTTTCTGCATCAGGGCACGATAACCTGACCATTCCCCACCCTGTCAGGTGGGGATTTGCACTAAACAACCTTCTCAGATGTAATCTGCCTGTACGCTACCAGCTTTTTATCAGTGTACTGGACAACATCTTTGATGACCAGTTTATGTACTGCTAGAATTAGCGTCTCCATGAAAGAATAATCAGGGTTATTATCTTTTGACGGCAAAGATACCATTAACTCGTCGGCATCTTTTGCATAGAAATTTCTCCCGTAGTTGAACTTTCCGGTACAAGAAGACTTATGAATTGATGCTGTTATGAAAATAACGGCATTTCTGTCAAAGAATTCTGTATGAACAACTGCCACATGGTCATCTGCACCATACTCATAATTTCTGTATTTTGCGGAGCCAAACATATCTATCGTAATGGTATTTTCAGGGAATACAACAACATCATTACTGATAAATGCAGAAATACCTTCATTGCCTTCACCCGCAGTAACAAAAGGCAAGGAGCCGGGTATACGATCTGCGTTTTTCAGACGCTTACCTCTTATTGCGGGGCCAAATAACTTTTTGAGGTTATAAGTGCCCCACATAAGATTATTGCTATTTAATAGCTCAATCGCGTTATATTCCTGTGGTGTAAGCTCATAGCTTATCAGTCCGCGAGTCCGCGAGTCCGCGAGTCCGCGAGTCCGCGAGTCCGCGAGTCCGCGAGTCCGCGAGTCCGCGAGTCCGCGAGTCCGCGAGTCCGCGAGTCCGCGAGTCCGCGAGTCCGCGAGTCCGCGAGTCCGCGAGTCCGCGAGTCCGCGAGTCCGCGAGTCCGCGAGTCCGCGAGTCCGCGAGTCCGCGAGTCCGCGAGTCCGCGAGTCCGCTAACCAGCAAGTAAGCTTCCAGCTCTTCTATATGGGCCGCTTCCAGCTCTTCTATATGGGCCGCTTCCAGCTCTTCTATATGGGCCGCTTCCAGCTCTTCTATATACTTTACCATATAATTATATGCAGGAACATTATTAAACGTAGGTATATTTATCTTTACCTTATTGAGAACATTCTCATTAAAAGAGCTACTCCCCCAACTAAACGTTGAAAAAGATTTTTTCATTGCTGATATAAGAAAAACAGCAATTCGCGAATTTAACTCTCCATGTCTGAGAGAAAAAATCTTTATTTTATCACCTGTGAAATATGCGTTTTCCTGATAGAACATGGTCGCAGTATCCTGACCAAAGCTAATTGTATTCCCCGGGTTGAGATATAATTCATCTTCATCTATATATCCTTTTATGCCGTTATTGTTACTTCCTCTGGCAACATAAGGATAGTTGCCATTAAATGTTAATTTATTGGCATTAAATTTCTTTTTAGGTGTCTGAATACTGAACAATCTTTCGATTGTGTATTCTTCCCATTTACCACCAGATTTAATAAACTCCCGCTCAAGCTCTGCAAGACGGGAGTTTACTGCTTTTTTTCTGACGCATCACGCCCCTGAAGAAGTTTTGACACCTCCCACGCAAGATAGTCGCCAACCGTCTTTTTAAAATCCTCCAGTGTCGGTCTGGTATCTACTGGCCTGGTCTGATTCCAGTCCTCACCACTATCAGGATCGATTGTTCCCTCAAAATATTCATCCTCCGTAAAGATATTAAGGCAACCTTTCCCGAAGTGAACCAGATCCACAACCTCCTGATAACGCTCTTTTGCACGATCGGCATCAACAAGATTGTTTCTTGCCTTTTTGCGATTAGAGCGAGCATAGCCGTCATTGGAAAAGTCGATAAACTTAACAGCCTGTTTCGCGTTATGCGGAATTTTTACCTGAAAAACGTAAATGTACGTCTGAACGCTTGATTTACCAATAAACAGATCCGCAGGCATTTTGATGCTTGCCAGCAAGGTATTTTCCTTGAGTATTTTTTTGTTGTACTCCGTAGCCTTTCCTGTGCCGGCTGAACTCTGGATAATCACTGCAGCATAGCCTTTATCCATCATCGACAGCGCCTTCTGCACGAAAATCATGCCGTTACCTTTAGCTGAATACGGAGGATTGAGAATAAATGCGTCCGCAGGGAATTTTTCTCCTGTTTTCCCAAATCCATACTTGCCGTCAAAATCGGCCAGCGAGTCTTTATTGAGGATATTCGAGCTACCATCCCCCATCAAAATCATATTCAGGATGGCCAGCATATAAATACTGGATAACACCTCAAGGCCAAGAAGCTGTTCAGCCTTGATTTGCGCTTCCTTAAGTTGTAGTTCATTCGGTGAGTGAATATTTTCTCTGGCGTCAATGAGCATTTCATTCATTGCAGCCACAAGCAATCCCGCAGAACCTGTAGCAAAATCCCACACATAGGAATCTTTGTTTACTCTGGCGAGTCGTGCCAGCAATGTGGCAACATAAGGTGGTGTCAGAACGACGTCATTGAGTTTGTCCTGCGTAAATCCAAGCCAGCGATACATCTCATTAAACAGTTTGCCCGTAAAATCGGTGGTCAGTCCGATTTTGTAATACTCCCCAAGATCATCAACAACTTTAACAAACACGCGCTTTAACTGGCTTTCACCGTTGACTGGTTTGTTAATGTTTTCAGTCCACAGCGTATTTTGCAACGAGCGCAAAATCATTTCTCTTTTTGTTTCAGGAACAGCTTTCAGCCTTAAAAAATTCCTTATTTTCCTGAAAATAATATCACCATCACGCAAGTCCTCCTCCGTTGAAGAGGTCAGTTCTTTTTTATCCAGCGGTGCTAACTTTCCCGGAATCCCCAACGTTGCAATAACGGTAGCCACAACAAGGTAAACACGATCGCTTTCACCAAGCCCCTTTTCATTCTGGTAAATATCGTTATTCAGACGGGAAAGTCGCGTGTCTATCTCTTCCTCTTTGCTGGCCTTGATTTTTTCCAGTTCTTCGGGAGGAAGATTAAGCAGCTTTATCTTGTTGAGAAATCCATCAACATTTTTGTCAGCAAGGAATGATAAGTCGGTGAATTCACCAACCTTCTGCCCGGCTCCTAAATTATTCTTTGATACGTACCACACGCCGATTTCATGATGCAGTTCGCCTGTATCATCATCGCGCCAGCCGGTCATACCAATAGCAATAATATCAGGGTAATTGGTGAACTGAAGAAGTGCGTTGGCATAATGGACTGCGCCATTCACCGCGTATCCATTAATATTTTTAAAATTCCATTCTTTTCTGGCATCTTTGTTCTCAATAATACCGTTGCTGCCAAGTCTGATAAGCCTGTCCTTGTAGCCTTTATACTCGATGAGAACGGGATACTGCTTGCCGTATTTGTCCTGAACAAGGAGTTTTACGTCGGGACGATTACCGCCTGCGCCGCCATTTTTCGAAAAATAAGCATCCAGTGCGTTATCGATCTCGTTGTTAAGTGGTGCCTGCTCCAGTTTGTAATCAAGTCCATAAGATTTGAGCCAGCTGTTAGCCCGGTCGGCAATGTCTGGTTCAACAGATTTTACAGACTTTCTTGATTTACGGTCGCTGGTCGCTGGTCGCTGGTCTGGCAGCATAAAATCATCCTTTTATGAAAATCAACGTTTTTTGAGCACTCGCACACAAAAAATTACCGCACGGGTTGCAACGACAACCTGCATTTTGCGGAGCATATGACAAATAAAGTACGGGTGCGTTGAGGATGCCTGACACATCAGAGGTGGCGGGAGATTACTCCCCCGCCTGGTCTCTTACTTCTCAGATTCGTAGTCTACGAAGACAGCGACCTCCGTCTGGCCGGTTCGGATCCGTACCTCGCAGAGGTCTTTCCTCGTTACCAGTGCCGTCACTATGACGGTTAAACAGATGACGATCAGGGCGAATTAACATCGCCTTTTGCTGCTTCATAGACTGCTTCTCCTTGCCTTCCGGCACGTAAGAGGCTAACCTACGGTTGTGTGACATAGATTGGGCCTCAGATTAATGTTAAGCGTCTTGCAGGACACGTAATGTTAACTGGGGCTTTTCTCCGTCTGCCTTACGGCAGCATGCCCGAGGCAGACCCCCTCAAGCACCCGCAGTCATTCTACAGTAAAACCCCGCGCTTTCAATTTCCCGTATGTCCGGAAAACTGACTGACCTGTGCCCTTGATCGTTCACGCTCAACGTATCTGTCCATTTCCAGTTTTATTCCCTGCATAATCAACATCCCCTCAATAACACCTTCAGCTTTTTGCAGTACCCGCCCGGCCCAGCAATCAGAGCGCTCATGCTTACGGCCCAGTCCCATAAGCGTCATCCCGAACACATAATAATCATACAGAAAATCATGCAAATCGCTGTTGTTGACGTTCAGTTGCGCCATGCAATTGCTGATAATCAGCGCATCATCATCGGTACACTGAGGCCGTGATTTAACCTTTGATGGGATCACTCCCTTAAATCCGGCAGCGACGCCGGACCATGCCACACTCTCATGATTATTTACCACCCATGCACCCCATCGGGACAGAACCTGTTGGATATCACGCATTATTCTGTACTCCGCTGTAACCATACTTTTTCTGATTTGAATGCTCAGGGGGAAAATGTCTACTGGATATCTCCGGCTTCATTGCTCACACTCCCCAACCAGATTGAGAATGACCGCTGAACCATTGTCTTCCATGTACTCATCTTTTCCGCTTGCCAGAAACCAGCGACACACTTCAACCGCTTCATCACGCGTCACAGGCTTTATTTTTCCCAGCAAATTTTCGAGCCAGAACTGCCGATCATATACTGACTCATGATGTTCACCTGTGAAACCGTATTTGTCCCCTGTTTCTCTCCCCGCTGTCTGGCGCATCTCATAAAGCCAGTCCCAGTAAATAAACTCACGAACAACGTCTGACAATGTATGAGGCTCTGGCAGTACATCACGATAGCCATCAACATATGCACGACGCTGATCATCAATTTCATTTGAGCGAACACCGTCAATACTTCCGGCTTTTTTCTCTGCCGCAGTCCAGCCCCAGTAGTAATCGTCGATAAATTTCGGGGAGGTGCGAATTATCCGCTCAGCCTCCACATCGTCGAGTGCTGCCTCATAGCTGCCAAATGTGGCCCTGACTGATGAGGATTTTTTGATATTCTCACGGGCATTCCTGATCGCCTGCGCCGGGTTATCCATGCCTATGGTTGCGAAAGCAATCTGGAAAGGATCAACATTAATCTCCTGCAAATAACGTCCATACCGTTCACTCGCTTCTTCCGGCGTTATTTTGAGTTTCTCCAGTGCTGCTTCGGCTGCGTCCAGATGTACGGCCTCGTTCAGGTGAATAACCTCCAGAATCCAGAGATAAGCATCAGTCTGTTTATGTCCGGTGATCCTCCTTTGTTCTGGCAGAGGTTTGATATTTGCCGGAACGGCGCTGTACGCTGCCGTCGGGATAGTGAATAAAGCTTTATGTACCTGATTGTCCGTACGCATCACGCAACCGCCTTTTTTCTGTAAAAAACCAGTTCCCGAACCTGATCGCCGTTCATGAGCATATTGTTGAAATCATCATGATCAGGCCACCGGACACTTACCCGCTGAATGTCATTTCGGGCCTGGAGATTTGCATGTGCGCATTCACAGGCCGCAGCCATTCCGGTAGCACTGTATTCATCGCGATCGGCAAAAATAATCAGATGGGTGACTCCCGCCGGTACGCGGAACTTTTTCATAAAACCACTGTTAATGGTTGCCCAGGTATTTACTTTGTAAATCTGATGTGCGGACAACGCGGTTTCGATACCTTCAGCTATACCCAGTGTACTGGCTACCGGAAACATCCTGATAGCAACTGACCGGGCATGGTCCAGATAGTTATCGTCCTGTAAAGATTTGAGCCTTCTGGCGCTGATACCAATGTCTGCTTTTTTAGCTCCATCAAGCAATGTCTGATGCAGGTAACACAGTTCTCCCTTGTCATCGGTCGCCAGGGCATAAAGAGACTGGAACATGCGCCCGTTATAATTTTGCTGGCTGTTGAAGCGAACTCCCTCAACCGGAAGACTGAATATGCCACGGGAACGAAGATATTCAGCACCAGATGTTCCCTGTAGCGACGTGAGCGCTGAAAATCGACGCTGAATGCGCGATCTCAGGCTTTCCGACGTACAGATCACAGGCGGTTTATCTCTCCGGTATTCATTCCCCGTGATGCGGTCTATTTCAGCGCAAATTTCATGAAACGCTCTTTTTTGTGTCAGAGCGATCAGTTTCATGCCGTCACCGCTACCACAAACACAGATCCACGTTCCGGTGCCATCACGGTCATCAATACGGAACTTACCTCTGGCACCACAAACCGGACATTCCCCTTTGAAGTGCTTTTTACCCGTGACTGGCGGCAGTCCGTAATGTTTTAAAATTTCAGGCCAGTGGCCTTTCGCTGCTTCTGCTGTTTTCATCTTACTGACTCAGACTGTTTCTGTTTTTCTGAAGTTGTTGCTTTGCCTGCATGATCTGCCACGACTCACTGCCTTCCGGCACCCCAGACCGGACACCATGAAGCAGGGACAGAGAAAGCGCTTCGGGGGATTTTTCCGTCATCTTCTCTGCCCGGCTACGCCCTCTGGCAAACCGGATGAATTTGTGTCTGATGTAATTACTGACCTCCGGGGTGATTTCCATCGGAAAACTGCTCAGCCCGTCAGGCCATTCGCCGAACTTCTCCCGGAAAGTGTGAGCGCACCATCCATCGCTGACCGGTCGCCCCAGAGAGGCACGCTGACGCTGATAGAATTTGATCTGACTCCACCAGGCCTGTTTGTCGCTTTTGGTGTAAATTTTTTCGTCCTTGCTGAGTTTCCTGATATTGCGGCGGGTATCTGTGTTCACATCCTCACCAGCCAGCGGTTTAAATCCGCATTTCGGACAGACATAAACACCTGCCGGTTTCATGAAATGACACCCCGGACATTCTTTCGGCAGTTTTTCTTCCCGAATTTCGTTACCACGTGATGATGACACCTGCATCCCGTCGTTTTTGCCGGGCAGTTCGTCATACTCAATATTTTCAGGAAATCCCAGGCGATGAACCGTACCGGAATGGTCGAAAATCAGGCATGACTCCTTGCCTGGCGCTGTACGCAATCCTCTCCCAATCGCCTGAAGCCAGCGAATCTCTGATTTTGTCGGGCGTGCGTAAATGATGCACCGGACATCACTGTCAAATCCCGCCACCAGAACGCCAACGCTGACAATGATTTTCGTCGCTCCCGTTTCAAAACGACTGATCATTAACTGACGCTCATCATGTGGCGTTTCAGCAACCATCACCTCTGCGTTAATTCCGGCTTTGTTGAACTGCATGGTCACGAAGCTGGCATGCGTTTTATTGACGCAGAACGCCACTGTCGGTAAATCCCTTCCGTTACACAGCCAGTTATCGACAATATCGCCAACCAGATCCGCGCCGCACATAATCTCTGCCAGTTGTGATTCGTCGTAATCCCTGCCGTACTCCATTGAGACTTTCGTTTTTACACCTTCCAGATCCGGTTTCGTGGGCGCATAAAATTCGTAATTGCTCAGTTCGCCACGCTGGATCAGTTCCCCTATAGTGGTCGGCTTGAGAAGACGCTGGTAATAACGCCCCAGGAACGATGAAAAGGGTGTACCGGACAACCCAATCACCTTCACATTTCCCTCTGCAACCAGTCGTTCGATTTCCGTGAGGATGCGGCGCTTACGGAGATGCGCTTCATCAATAATCAGCAGGTCGATATTCTGAGGAAAATCACGGCGAATCAGCGTATCCGCACTGGAAATCTGAATCAGTCGTGACGGGTCGTTATTGGGATGATCACGCCAGATAAAGCTGATTTCATCCCCTGAAAGCCCGTACTGAACAAAGCGCTGTGCTGTCTGGTTGATCAAAATGGTATAAGGAACGACAAACAGAACGCGCATGCCACGGCTTACCAGACCAGCAGTGATGAACGCCGCCAGGCCGGTTTTACCACTCCCTGTAGGCATGTACATCATGAAGGACTGATATGTTTTCCAGTCATGACGCAACATATTCAGCGCACGTTCCTGAGCAAAATTCGGCTTGATATTCAGCATGGTATTCTCCCGATGACAGGGCTGATACAGTGATTACTTAAACCGGGTCGCCCGGATGACATCCACACCATCGGCGATATAACGCTGTGGATGTTTGCCATCACGGAGAAAAACAAATCCCGAAATGCCTTCAGGAAGCGCTCGAATTTTCATCAGTGAACGCTGACGGGGCGATCGGTTATCCACCTCAACTGCGCAACGCTGACCATCGGGAGAAATAACCAGAAGATCGATAAATCCCCTGCGATCACCTTTCAGCCTGACAGTGAAACAGCGTTGCAACTCACAGCCCAGAGATTTGATTTTCTTTTGCAGAACGTAGTCGAATGTGACCTTGTCCATTCCATGTCCGAATTCCTCTTCCAGAAGGTTGATTAGTACCAGTTTCAGTTCAGCGCTCATATTTTAACCATGATGTACTAGTTTGCTGATACGTCCGTTTTTTCAGGGATGCCCCTTTAGATCGAGATCTACCTAACCTCTGTACCCGTCTGTTGGAAGATCCCGTTCCAGTGCTTCGCACTAACACACGGGCACTCCCCCCCTTACCCCCCCCTCTCAACTTATGCACTAGCTTGGTAGTACACAGGTGCATCCTGAGAAGTGGGGTCTCAGCCCGTCGGTCACCTTTAAGACCAACACCATTCAGGTACGCTGTTGCGTTCCTGCCAGGGGCGGCTGAGTCGTATACCCCTGTAATGCACGCCCGTGTGTTTCAACGAACCTGCGCAGCCGTACATTGGCTTCATGCCTCGCTCTGTTCTCCTTACGGAATGAAACAGGCTCGGAATCAAAAGTAACTTCGTAAACCTCCTCGTATTTCAGGGCGACCTTCTGTCTCAGTGAGGAAGGCAGGCTCTGTAACTGCCGCTTAATCCACTCTGAATCTGCCTGGCTGTACCTGGCAGGCATCTCCATCTGAACGTAATCAGGGGACATACAGCCTCCGGCAGAACATCACGATTCATGACTGGCATTCATGAGCGACGGATGCTGATAAGGAATTTTGGGATCCAGATGACAAAGGATCGCCACATCTTCCGGCACACCTCGGGTTTTCCACTTACCTACAGCCTGTCCGGTTCTAGCCCTTCCCCTTCGGGGAAAATAACGACCTATTTCAACATTCGATCCAAACATGTTTTTTAGAATTTCATACAAATCCATATCCACCTCGACACGTTTGTTTCGATTAATCTTAATTTTCCGAAACCTAGATTTCAAGATTTTTTGCTATATTTGTTTCGAAACGATTATTTCGACAAGAAGGGGGAGAAGATGGATCACGATAGCTTTGGTGGCAGACTGTTAATGCGCAGAGTACAGCTAGGAATGTCACAAGATGACCTGGCAAAATTGACTGGTGTCTCGCGTGTAACAATCAGCAAAATAGAGTTAGGAGACTCACAAGACACAAGATCTTCAAACCTATTTAGAATCGCGGATGCATTGAAATGCTCTCCTAAATGGCTTCTTGACGGCAGCGCCCCATCACCTACAGATAGCATTCAAAACGTCCGAAATCCTAAGCCAGTTTCTCCAAACCGTTATAGATATCCGAAACTAACATGGGTGAGTGCTGGCCCCTGGAACTGCGAAGATTACATAGCTTATCCAGAAGAATGGATTGGTAGTGATATATATGCGGGCGATCACGGCTTCTGGCTGGAAGTGAAAGGGGACTCAATGACATCACAGAATGGAGAGTTCTCTATTTTTGAAGGCATGAACATTCTTGTTAACCCTGACAAAGAAGTTTTTTCAGGAAAATATGTCGTCGCCAGGCTCAAAAACTCCGGAGAGGCAACCCTTAAACAGTACATAGAAGACGCTGGGCAATGTTTCCTAAAGCCACTAAACCCACGCTATCCACTGATCCCCATCAATGGGGATTGCGAAATTATTGGTGTTGTCGTTGAGATGCGTATGCAAATTTAATTCAACAAAAAACATTAATTGCTCTTGACACCTACATTACTCACTCGTAACCTAGATTTCGAAATATTGGTTGCGAGGTTTTTTATGTCTACTTCACAATTGATGCTTATCGAACAAGTAGAATCGCTGCTTCATGAAAGTCTCGAGTCTGTATCGGAAAGAAACCGTCACGTACTCCTTGAGGTTGGAATCGAAAAAATCCAACAACTAAAACATATTCTGTTACCTTCGAGAAACAAAAAAGATTGCCGTGATGGCATCCGCACCCAACGCGAAAGCTGCGGTCTATCCACCGCTGAACTCGCCACGCTGCTTGGAGTTGATGAAGAAACCATCATCCAGTGGGAGAACGGCAAGGCTGAACCTCTGGCAAGCCAGGTGATTCCTCTGGCAAATATACTTGACTGCGATCCGATGTGGTTACTTACAAGTTTCCATTCTGACACGACAAAGGAATCGTAAGATGAAAATGTTCGGTAATGACTCCAACTTATTGATAG